TCAAACCCAAAAGGATTTTCTCAAAAAGCACACTGTGCAGGTAGGAGAAAGAGAGCAAAAGGTGAAGAGACTAAATCAAAACCGATTGAATGATGCCTAAACTTAAGTCGCACAAAACAGTTGAACAGATAGCAAAGAAGCATCGTCTTGATGTTTCTTTTATACAGAAGCAACTTGATATGGGCGAACCAATTGAGCATGAACATACTCAAGACCATAATCTGGCTAGAGACATTGCTCTTCAGCATTTAGATGAAATTCCAGATTATTATACCCGTCTTAAAAAAATGGAAGCGGATGCTAAGAAGCATCACAAAAAATTTAAAGATGTTACTGAAGAGGGTCTTCGTGATTGGTTTGGTAAATCAAAATCAAAGGATGGTAAATCTGGGTGGGTGAATGTAGTGACTGGTGGTACATGTGCAAGTGATGAACCTGGAGAGGGAACACCTAAGTGCGTCTCTTCAGCAAAAAGAGAAAGTATGACGAAGGCAGAGAGACTTTCGGCATCCAGAAGAAAAAAAGAAGCAGATCCTAGACAGCAACAGAAAACAGGAGCTGCTAAACCAACATATGTTTCTACCGATTCACCTAAAAAGAAAATGAAAGAAGAAATGAACATACAAGAAGCAAAAGATAAACCAGGTAAAGGTAGCGGTAAAAAAGATGCATGTTATAATAAAGTAAAGTCTCGTTATAGTGTTTGGCCAAGTGCATATGCTTCTGGTGCTTTGGTTAAGTGCCGCAAAGTTGGTGCTGATAACTGGGGAAATAAATCAGAAGCAGTTGAAGAGCAAAGATACTGTCCATTATGTGATAAAAGAGAAACTAGATCTGAGTGCTCTTATGGAGAAAAAACATGGGATAAAGTCTCCATCAAAGACGAAGAGTACTCAATGGCAAGGTCTGAGTTAGAAACCATTGCATCTGCAGTAAAACGCCTCAAATCAAAAGTTAAAACTGGTGAGGGTGATCTTGAAGCATGGGTACAGTCAAAAATTACTAAGGCAGCAGATTATATTGACACTGCTGCAGATTATATTGATAGTGGAGAGATGAAGGAAGAAAAGATAGTTGATAAGATTATGGATGAAATGAAGTGCTGGCCTGGTTATAAGAAGAAAGGTACTCAAAAATTATTTGGTAAGAAATATAATAGATGTGTAAAAGCAGAAGATGTGACTATCGAAGATGCTGATGGCAATACTTTCGTAGAGATAGTAGATCTAATTAAACCTGATCCAATTCAAGGAACTAAAATAGAAGAGGCAACAAGAATTCAGTCTCAAACTGGAAATGTGGTTATGGTAACTCTTCAGTGGAGAGGAAAATATTATTCACTTAAGATGTTCTTCCCTCAGATTAAGTTACCAAGTAGAACGGAAATAAATGATGAGATCCAGAAAGTTTATCCAGGATCTAGAGTTGTTTATCATTCAGTATCAGAACTAAGTCCAGGACAACCTCTTATTCAATCTTTTGGTCCTCAGGGAGGAAGTTCAGCAAAACCAGGACCAAGCAAAGCATATGTAAAACCAATGGGAGAGGAGGTTGAGATAGATGAAGACTGGCAAAAAGTAAATCGTCAGGATAAAACTGCAGGATTAAGTCAAAAAGCAGTTGATGCATATCGCAGAGAAAATCCAGGTTCAAAACTTAAAACTGCAGTAACTGAAAAGAATCCAGAGGGAAAAAGAGCAAAGCGTCGTGCTTCATTTTGCCAGAGGATGAAAGGGATGAAGTCTAAACTTACTTCATCAGAAACTGCTAGAGATCCTGATAGCAACATTAACAAAGCACTTCGTCGTTGGAATTGTAACTAATAAGTAGGTTTTTATTATGCCAAATGATGTTTATCTGGGTAATCCTTTACTGAAGAAGGCGAATACTCCGATTGAATTTACACAGGATCAAATTTTAGAATTTGTTAAGTGTAAAGATGATCCGGTTTATTTTGCCAAAAATTATGTAAAAATTGTTACTCTAGATCATGGATTACAATCCTTTCAGATGTATCCTTTTCAGGAAAAACTTGTAAGGCGATTTCATGAGAATAGATTTAATATTTGTAAGATGCCTCGTCAGACTGGAAAGTCTACGACTGTGGTATCTTTTTTGCTTCATTATGCAGTGTTCAATGACAATGTAAATATTGGTATTCTTGCAAACAAGGCTGCTACCGCTAGGGAACTATTAGACCGTCTTCAAACTGCATATGAAAACTTACCAAAGTGGATGCAACAAGGAATTATTTCTTGGAACAAAGGTTCCTTGGAATTGGAAAACGGAAGTAAAATCTTGGCTGCTTCTACTTCTGCTTCTGCAGTTCGTGGTATGTCATTCAATATCTTATTTTTGGACGAATTTGCTTTCGTTCCGAACCACATTGCAGACTCATTCTTTGCATCAGTTTATCCGACGATTACTTCAGGTAAACAAACTAAGGTAATTATTGTATCCACGCCCCACGGTATGAATCATTTCTACCGAATGTGGCATGATGCAGAAAAAGGTAAAAACGAATATATTTTCACTGATGTTCACTGGAGTGAAGTTCCTGGAAGAGATGAAGATTGGAAAAAGCAAACTATTGCTAACACTTCAGAGCAACAGTTTAAGGTAGAATTTGAATGTGAATTTTTAGGTTCTGTAGATACACTGATTGCACCAAGTAAACTTAGAAACTTAGTTTATGATCACCCAAAGACTCGAAGTGCTGGATTAGATGTTTATGCAGAGCCCGAAGAAAATCATGATTATCTAATAACAGTGGATGTTGCTAGGGGTGTAGGAAACGATTATTCTGCATTTGCTATCGTTGATATAACTCAGTTTCCTCATAGAGTTGTTGCAAAGTATAGAAATAATGAAATAAAACCAATGCTTTTCCCAAGCATTATTCATGAAGCTGCTACTGCATATAATAGTGCATATATTTTATGTGAAGTAAACGATGTTGGAGATCAAGTTGCTAGCATCCTCCAGTATGACTTAGAATATAATAATTTATTGATGTGCTCAATGAGAGGTAGAGCAGGTCAAATAGTTGGACAAGGATTTTCTGGGAAGAAAACTCAACTTGGAGTTAAGATGTCCAAAACGGTAAAGAAAATTGGTTGTCTTAATTTAAAGACAATGATTGAAGAGGACAAGTTATATTTAAATGATTATGAAATAATCTCCGAGTTAACCACCTTTATTCAAAAGCATAACTCATTTGAAGCAGAAGAAGGTTGTAATGATGACTTGGCAATGTGCTTGGTCATTTATGCTTGGTTAGTCGCACAAGACTATTTCAAAGAACTCACTGATCAGGATGTTAGGAAAAGACTATATGAAGAACAAAAAAATCAAATCGAACAAGATATGTCTCCATTTGGATTTATTTCAGATGGATTAGATGAGAGTAGTTTTGTTGATCCGGAAGGTGATAGGTGGTATTTAGATGAATATGGTGATCGGGCATATATGTGGGAATACATGTAATTTAATAGATGGAAATAGATAAGCAAATAGGATTAAGTCATTTATTTCTTACCGATAGAAAATGTCGGGTGTGCGGAGACGTTAAAAATTTAATTGGTGATTTTTATAGAACTCGTAAAGACCGTGGAGCAGTAGCATCTTCTTATTCTTACGAGTGCAAAGAATGTACTATACAAAGAATTAAAGATTCCAAAAAAATGAACCTACCCTACCTTATGTGGGAATATCCTGACTGGTGATTCGCGTCATGTTTCCCCTACGTAAATATAGTTTTTAATAAATATTTTTTAGATAAACTGAGACTTTACGGAGAAAAACATGGCGACTCCTCAATTATCTCCTGGTGTACTAGTCAGAGAGGTTGATTTAACTGTAGGAAGAGCTGATAATGTATTAGACAATATTGGTGCAATTGCTGGACCTTTTGCAATTGGACCTGTAGATGATCCTATTGACATCACTACAGAAAACGAACTAATCAATGTGTTTGGTAAGCCAATCTCAACTGATGCTCAGTATGAGTATTGGATGAGTGCGTCTTCATTCCTTTCATATGGCGGAGTTCTTAAAGTAGTAAGAACCGATGGAAGCAACCTGGTAAATGCCAATGCAATTAGAAACTCTGCTGGAGTATCTACTGCAGGCGAACCAACACTCAAGATCAAGAATTTTGATGATTATGAGGCAAATTATGCCGATGATATTGCAAATTACATTTTTGCCGCTAAGAGTCCAGGTTCCTGGGCAAACAACTTAAAAGTATGTGTTATTGACGATAAAGCAGACCAAACTCTTTATGTTGGATCTGCTGCCACTAGCATGGCTCAAGTAGGTTATGCAGTAACCACTACTCTCACCAATGTTCCTTCTGCAGGTGTAGGGACAACTTCTGTATTCAATGGATACCTGAAAGGTATCGTAACTGGAGTTGGTGCAAGCACTTTAGATGTTAAAGTTACTTCTGTTGTAAGCACTGCAGGAGTTGAAACTAAAGTAGATTATGCACAAATGACCCAGTTAAGATCCTTTAAGGCATCTACATCTGGCGGAAACTTATTAGTCAATTTAATAACCAATGCTGGTATTGCTAGTACTTCAGTAACTATTAACACTGGTACAAATCCAATTCTTGATTGGTATGATCAGCAAACTTTAAATCTTACCAACACAAGTATTTTCTGGAGATCAATTGCACCAAAACCAGGAACTTCTCAGTATGTTAATGATAGAAATGGAAGAAGTGATGAAATTCACGTTGTAGTGGTAGATGACACTGGTTCTGTAACTGGAATTCAAGGAAATCTGCTAGAGAAATGGATTGGTTTATCTAAAGCAACTGATGCTATTTCTGCAGTCAATTCACCACAAAAGATTTGGTGGAAAAATGCTGTCGCAATATTCTCCAAGTATGTTTATGTTGGAGATAATCCATCAGACGACTTAAATGCAAATGAAGATGTAGTTCCAACTGGATTTAGTTCTGGATTTACTGCAAATACAACTGCACAGGGTCTATGGAACCTAGACGCACAAGATAGAACTTATAGTGCTTTAGGTAACGTAACTTATAATCTAAGCGGTGGTAAAGATTATTCCAATTCTGGTGGAATGACTGCTACTTTAGGTGATTTATTCACCTCATATAACTTATTCTCAAATAGAGATGAAATTGCTGTTGATTACTTAATCATGGGTCCTGGATTAGGAAACAAATTTGAATCTCAAGCAAAAGCAAATCAACTGATTTCAATAGCAAATTCAAGAAAAGACTGTGTTGCTGTAATTTCACCTCATCGCGCAGATGTTGTTGATATTACAAATACAGATACTCAAACTGATAATATTTTAGAATTCTTCTCTCCACTTTCATCCACATCATATGCAATCTTTGATACTGGATATAAGTACACCTTCGATCGCTTCAATAATAGATTCCGTTATATTCCATGTAACGCTGATGTTGCTGGTCTCTGCGTAAGAACTTCTATCTTTGCATATCCTTGGTTCTCACCTGCAGGACAGCAAAGAGGTGTACTAAACAATGCTATTAAACTAGCATATAATCCAAATAAGGCCCAGAGAGATCAACTGTATCCTCAGAGAATTAACTCAATTATCAATCAACCTGGTATTGGTATTATCCTCTTCGGAGACAAGACTGCTCTCGGTTTTGCTTCTGCATTTGATAGAATCAACGTTCGTAGACTGTTCCTCACTGTTGAACAAGCACTTGAAAGAACTGCCCAGGCACAACTCTTCGAACTCAATGATGAGATCACAAGAGCAAACTTCATTAATATTGTTGAACCATATTTACGCGATGTTCAAGCAAAGAGAGGTTTGTATGGATTCTTCGTTAGATGCGACGAAACAAACAACACTCCTGATGTGATCGATAATAATGAATTTAGAGCTGATATCTTCCTGAAACCAGCTAAGTCAATTAATTATGTAACTCTAACATTCGTTGCAACCAGAACTGGCGTAAGCTTTGAAGAAGTTGCTGGATCTGTTTGATCATTTAAATAAATTAATTACAGAGGAGGATTAAAAAATGGCTACTATCAAAGGTCTCTCACAATTTAAGACAAAACTATCAGGTGGTGGTGCTCGCCCCAATCTATTTGAAGTCACACTTCCAAGTTTCCCACCTGGAGTAAATCTTGGAGTTCAAGGTGACGGCGGCGGACAATTTGATGCAGAAAAGTTTTCCTTTTTATGTAAGGCAGCTGCCTTACCTGCTTCAAACATTTCACCAATCGAAGTTCCTTTCCGTGGTAGAACCATGAAGGTTGCTGGTGATAGAACATTTGATACTTGGACTATCACCGTTATTAATGATGAAGACTTCCAGTATAGAAGAGCATTTGAAGCATGGATGCAAAACATAGGTCAGTATTCAGATCACAGTGGTCTCACTACTCCTAATGACTACATGACTGATGCTACTGTTGTTCAACTTGGAAGAGCAATTGTCGGAAAAGAAACTGGAACTGGAACTGGCGGAAATGCTAATGTTCTAGCACAGTATAAGTTTAAGGATATTTTCCCAACTAATGTTTCTGCTATTGATCTATCCTACGATACAACAGATACCATTGAAGAATTCACTGTAGAATTCCAAATCAACTTCTGGTATCCTGAAGCTCCAGGTAGCAATACTGCACAAGGATAAATAATACAAGTATATACCTTTAAATTAAATTATGGCGAAGTTATTTGGTTTTTCTATTGAAGATTCTGAGCCATTATCACCTGGTGTTGTTTCCCCCGTTCCTCAAACAAATGAGGACGGGGTTGATCATTATTTAAGTAGTGGATTTTTTGGTTCTTATGTAGACATTGAAGGTGTTTATAGAACAGAATTTGATCTAATCAAAAGATATCGCGAAATGGCTCTACACCCAGAGTGTGATAGTGCTATTGAAGATATTGTAAACGAAGCAATCGTTAGTGATACTAATGATAGCCCCATTCAGATTGATCTAGATAATCTAAATGCTAGTGATGGAATCAAGAAAAAAATAAGGCAAGAATTTAAATATATTCTAGAACTTCTTGACTTTGATAAGAAGTCACATGAAATTTATAGAAATTGGTATGTTGACGGTAGACTTTATTATCACAAAGTAATCGATCTTAAGAATCCTGAAGCAGGTATACAGGAGTTAAGGTACATTGACGCAATGAAAATGCGTTATGTGCGTCAACAAAAAGTAGATGAAAAAGATAATAAAATGTATAGGTTGGCGAACGTCAATGTTGACGATCCTATGCAATATGAATTCCCTGGTATTGAAGAATATTTTATATATAATCCAAAAATGACTTATCCGACCACCAACCCCTCTTCCATGGGAGGAACTGGTGGGATTAAGTTTACTAAGGATTCTATTACATATTGCTCTTCGGGTCTTGTAGATAGAAATAAGGGATCAACTCTTTCTTACTTACATAAAGCAATTAAGTCACTCAATCAATTACGAATGATTGAAGACTCTCTTGTTATTTACAGATTGTCTCGTGCCCCAGAAAGAAGAATCTTTTACATTGATGTAGGTAATCTTCCTAAAGTAAAAGCAGAACAATATCTTCGCGATGTTATGATGCGTTATCGCAATAAACTTGTCTATGATGCATCAACCGGCGAAATTCGTGATGATAAAAAAATGATGGCGATGCTTGAAGATTTCTGGTTGCCTCGTCGCGAAGGTGGTAGAGGAACTGAAATCTCTACACTTCCTGGCGGACAAAACCTTGGAGAAATTACAGATATTGAATATTTTAAGAAGAAACTATATCGTTCTCTAAATGTTCCACCATCGAGAATGGATGGAGAAGGTGGATTTAACTTAGGACGTTCATCAGAAATTCTCCGCGATGAAGTTAAGTTCAGTAAGTTTGTTGCAAGACTGAGAAAGAGATTTTCATACATGTTCAGTGATATGCTGAAGACTCAGTTGATTCTCAAGAACATTATTACTCCAGAAGACTGGAATATTATGTCTGAGCATATTCAATATGATTTCCTTTATGATAACCATTTTGCTGAACTTAAGGATGCTGAACTTCTAAACGAAAGATTGAATATGGTTCAGGTTGCAGAACCATATGTTGGAAAATATTTCTCTCAGGACTACGTAAGAAGAAAGATTCTCAGACAAACTGATACTGAAATTTTAGAGCAAGATGTTCTGATCAAAAAAGAAATTGAAAGTGGAGTAATTCCAGATCCAAATCAACCAGTTGATCCTCAGACTGGATTAACTTTAGATCAGACTTCGCAAATGGACTTAGGTAAACCAGTAATGGAACCTGATCTTCGTTCTCAGGAAAGAGACGTTATGGCTGCAGGTAAACCAGCAGAAATGCCCAGGGGTGGTGAAATATAAATAGAAGCGATTACCAATTGGATTTATAACAATGGATGATTTACTGAATATGATTGCTTCAGACGAAGCACCTTCTCAAATTAGTGACAAGATCAAAGATCTTTTGTTTACTAAGTCGGCAGAGAGAGTTGATGGATTTCGCCCAGAAGTAGCAAATTCTATGTTTGTAAGTACAGAAGAAGAGTGATAATCAATGGCAGATTTATCTGACTTTTTTAAACTTGTATCCGAAGATAAAAAGAAAAGGAAAGAAAAGTTTGATTCTATTGTCGGTGATTTAAACTTAAACTCTATTTTTGAAGAGGTAGCATCTCTAAAGAAAGAGAATAAAATCAAAAAAAAGGAAGAAGAAAAAACTTTAGAATCCTTCGAAAACTGGTTATATTCAGATAAAATAAAGAAAGATCCAATTGAACAGGTTCAAGAAATTGTAGAAAATGTTATTGAAGAAGTTCAAGAAATTGTAACTAATATAGTAAAAGATCAGGAAGAAGAAAAAACTTTAATAGAAAAATCTTTAGGAATTCTAGCAGAACCATCAAATACCAAAGTTCAAAAAGATCCCCTAACTCCACTGGATCAAAATTTTGCAACTTTAGAAGATCTCCAAAATCATTATAGACTCTTTATTACTCGCATTCAACAACAACTTTCCACATTAGGTGGAGGTGGAGAAACTCGTCTTGAGTTTTTAGATGATGTTGATAGAACTAGTGCTAAAACGGACAATTATTTCCTCCAATATGATGAAACTATCAATAAGTGGATAGGAACAGATAATGGATCAACATTAAGTGGAATTGTAACTTATATTGATGCTGGTCCAAATATCTTTGTTTCATCTCATGTTGGTATTGTAACCATTACTGGAATTGGACTTACTATTGGAGATGCTCCTCCCGTAGATCCAGTAATTTATCCACTTTGGTGGGATAGTACCGTTGGAAAACCATATCTTTATTATAGTGATGGTGATAGTACTCAATGGGTAGAATTTGCACCAGGATGTGGTGGTGCTGGAGGTGGTGGAGGAGGAGGTGATACTCAACAGGATCTGAATACGACTTTAGGATTTGGAAATACCTCCAATCTTGGAATGTCGGTTGGAGTTGTTACTGCAATTTCATATTATGGTAATGGTGCGAATTTAAGTGGAGTTGCTACTTATATTGTTGCAGGAACTGGTATTGATGTATCAGCAAACACTGGATACATTACTATTAGTGCGACTGGTATTGGTAGCACAGGTGTATCACAATTAAATGCAAACTGGAATGCAGTAACTGGAGTTACTTCAATTTTAAATAAACCAATTATTCCAGCAGCACAAGTCAATAGTGATTGGAATGCAATAACTGGCATCTCGTCAATTCTAAACAAACCAACGATTGTTAATCAAATTATTGCAGGAACTGGAATTACAATTTCCCCATCCAGTGGAGTTGGTACAGTTACTATCAGTTCAACTGGTTTAGGAACTGCCACACGATATTATGGATCTTATTCAGACACAACAACACAATCTTGTTCTGGAATTGGTGTTACGACAACAATGCTTCTCAATAGTGTTGATGGGCAAAGTGGATTTACTTTAGCGAGTAATAGTAGAATTACCTCTACTTATGGTGGAGTTTATAATACACAGTTTTCAGTACAGTTGGATAAACCATCCGGTGCAACTGGACATATTTGGATTTGGTTGAGGAAAAATGGGGTAAATTTGCCATATACAAACAGTGTTGTTGCCATTCAAGGAACAAACGCAGAAACCATTGCCTCTTGGAATTTTGTTATTAGTATGAATCCAGGCGACTATATTGAATATATGTGGATGGTAGATGATACTCAAGTGCAATTAACACATACAAATCCAATAACTGTAATTGTTGGTCCAGGTGAGAATGTTCCAGTTGATATCCCAGGAATTCCATCAGTCATTATAACCATTCAGCAGGTATAAAACTATGGCAATTAATTTTCCAAATTCACCCACAGTAAATCAAGTATATAAAGCCGCTGGACGTTATTATACTTGGAATGGTGTTAAATGGATATGTGGGGGAGGTCCAGTATCTTATGCAACTACTTATATCACCTCATCATCATATACAATTGCTTTAAGTGATTATTATGTTGGCGTAAATACATCTTCTTCAGCAACAATTACATTACCACCTTCAGTTGATAGTGGATCTACCTACATAGTAAAAGATGAACGCGGAGAAGCATCTAAAGGTGCAAACAGACATATTTACATTGTTCCATCAGGTTCAGATTTAATTGATGGAGAAGATCGAGCAATATTAGCATATGATTTTGGTTCACTTACTTTCACTTATAGAGACGGTTGGAGGGTAGTTTAATGTCTCATTTATATAAACCATCGGAAGATACTTATACTAGCAAAGGTAGACTAAAAGTATCACCATATGAAACTTCATTTTTTAATACTTTCCAGTACGGTAAAGAAACTGATATATGGGATGAAAAAACAACAAATGGGGGATTAGCAACTTTTAGTTCATCTCTTTCCGGCATAATTATGTCGGTTAATAGTCAGGTTGGTTCTGAAGTTATTCGCCAGACTAAACACGTAATGCGTTATATTCCAGGTAGAACTTCTACAGTAACTTTTGCAATTCGTCTCGAAAATCCAGTCACAGGAGTTCGTAGAAGATTTGGATTATTCGATGAAAATGATGGTGCATATTTTGAAGATGGTGGAGATGGAACTTATTATTGTGCTATTCGCAATAGTGTTGGTATAGGGACATCTCTTCTAAGGGTTGCAAGAGCAAACTGGAATGGTGATAAGTTGGACGGAACTGGTCCAAGCGGCATAACTGCAAGTGCGGTTGCTCAACATATGATTAATATCGAATATGAGTGGTATGGAGCTGGTCAGGTAATATTCAGTTATACAATTGATGGAGTTTCTTATGCAATTCACACTTTTAATAATGCAAATAACTTAAATCAACCTTGGTCAAGAACACCATTTCTTCCAATTCGCTTAGAACTTACAAATGTAACTGGTGCAGCAGGAACTCATTATCTTTATCAGGGTTCCAATTCTTTAATTAGTGAGGGAACTCCAGAAAAATTAGGAATTTCTGCAAACATTACCAATTCCGGACTTTCTACTAGTGTTACATATAAGGTTCTTTCAAATGCTAATCAGTTTTATCCAATGGTTAGTATTAAATTAAAATCCACAGATCTTCAAGGTATTGTTCTTCCAACTTTTTTCCAAGCAGCAACAATTGATAATACAGGTCTTGCATATAAACTGATCAGAAATACCACTTTAGTTGGAGCAGCATTTACAGATCACCCGGATCCAAACTCATTTACTCAATATGATGTAAGTGCAACATCTTTTGCTGGCGGCATCATTTTAGACTCTGGCTTCGTAACAGGTGGTGGAGGAGGAACAGGAATTGAAATTAATCCTAGAGCTGCAGTGCAAATTGGTAGAGTTGGTATTGGGACAACAATCGCAAGTGACACGTTAACTCTTGTGGTTGCTTATATGGCAAATAGTAATAATGCAAAAAATGCTGTCGCATCAATGACTTGGATTGAGCAGAGATAATTGTATTAATAAATAACTAAAAGTGTATCCAATAAAATAATGGCTCATAGACCAGTTGGGGCGGGATCCTCATTTACATTTACTGCCGGCACTGCAACAACTTCATCTGCTTTTTCAGTACAGTCTAGTGTTTTGAGAGTAGTTGCTGTTGGTGGTGCTGCTTTTGTCGCTGTTGGAGCAACTCCATCAGCGACAGCGGCCGATTATTATGTCCCCTCTGGGGAAACTGCAACTCTTGCCTTAACTAAAGCATCCAATAGAGTTGTTGGTGTAACCACAGGAACAACAACTATTGTTACTGTGCCGGAAGGAACTCAAGTTCCATTTGGTGTAGGTGATTATGTAACCCTGTCTGCATCAGGTCAGACTTATTACAACTTCACTCACCAAAGAGTTATTTCTGTCGATACCACTTCAAATGTAGGTGGATATTATCAAACAAGAATGACTGTTGATTATAATAGTACTGGTATTGCAACAGCATTTTCATCAGCAGATGCATCAGTGATCGCATCAAATAAAGTATCTGTTTTTGGTGCTGGATCAGGAACTTTATATTATCAACAAGTACAAATTACAGGTCAAGCATAATGAAACTTATTACCGAAGAAATCGAATCAGTAGAAGTTCTTACCGAAACGGTCAACGGTAAGAAGACTCTTTATATCCAAGGACCTTTTCTACAGACTGAAGTTGTAAACAGAAACGGTAGAATGTATCGTTTACCTGTTATGGAAAGAGAGGTAAAGCGTTACACTGAACAGTATGTAAACAAAGGTCGTGCTCTCGGAGAACTTGGACATCCCGATGGTCCAACTGTAAATCTTGATAGAGTTTCTCATAAGATTGTTTCTCTTCAACGTGAAGGAAATACTTTCATAGGAAAAGCTCAAATCCTTTCAACTCCTATGGGTAAGATTGCAGAGTCACTTCTAAAAGAAGGAGTTACTCTAGGGGTTTCCTCTCGTGGTATTGGTTCAGTAAAGCCAACTCGCGAAGGTTATACTGAAGTTGGTGAAGATTTTATGCTTGCAACTGCTGCAGATATTGTTGCCGATCCTTCTGCACCTGACGCTTTTGTTCAGGGAATTATGGAAGGTAAAGAGTGGGTATGGGATGGTGGAATGCTTCGCGAAAAAATGGCGGAGCAAACTCAAAGAAGAATTAATGCATTAGTAGATGAAAACCTACTAGAAGACTATAAGTTAAGTTTATTCAATGAGTTTTTAAACTCATTGTAATTTATTAAATTATAAATAAATATAGTTTATAACGTAAGGTTAAACGGAGAGTTCAAATGTCTCGTGGAGATTTACAAGAAATGGAAGTAGGCACTAAGCAATCCAAAACCGCTGTTAATGCAAATGCCAAAGCAGCGGATGCAATGCCAAGTCTATCTGGTGCAACACCAGGTCAAACTGGAGGATGGGAAGACCTAGGCGGACCCACTCCAGAAAATTACAAATCTGATGATGATTCTGCAAAACTAAAAACTCCAGGCGCAACCCTTAAGCAAGTTAAGGATGTTGTAAATAAAGGAGCAAAACCTGCAGAAGCAATGCACGGTGTTAAGGAAGAAGAAGAAGTTGAGTATGATGAAGATGAAGAACTCCTAGAGGCTAAGCACGAAGAGGAAGAAGAGGAGGAAGAAAAAGAAGGAGGTAAAAAAGGTAAGAAGAAGGAAGAGGAAGAAGACGAAGAGGATGAAGAAGAAATGAAAGAAGAGTTTAGCATCGAAGAAGATGTTAATGCTCTCCTTGCTGGCGAAGAACTTTCCGAAGAGTTCCAAGCAAAAGCAAAAATCATTTTCGAAGCTGCTATTCGTTCAAAAGTCTCTGAAATTCAAGAGTCCCTTGAAGAGCAGTATGCTTCTGCTCTTGCTGAGGAAGTTGAAGGAATTAAATCCGAACTTTCTGAGCGTGTAGATTCATACCTAGAGTATGTTGCTGACGAGTGGTTCAATGAGAACTCACTTGTTATTGAACAAGGTCTTAAGACCGAAATGACCGAATCATTCCTCCAAGGAATGAAGGGTCTTTTTGAAGAACATTATGTATCAATCCCTGAAGATAAATATGATGTGCTTGAGAGCATGGTAGAAAAACTTGATGAAATGGAGACAAAACTCAACGAGCAAATTGAGAAGAACGTTTCCCTTAACAAGCGTCTCGCAGAGTCGGTTGCTGATGGAATCTTTGAACAGGTCTCTGATGGTCTTGCAGACACTCAGAAAGACAAGCTCGCTTCACTTGCCGAAAGTGTTGAGTTTGAAAGTGAAGAAGAATATCGTGAAAAACTGGAGACCTTGAAGGAATCATATTTCCCATCAAGAGGAGTTTCTCCATCTGCAAGAACTGAAAGTCTGTCCGAGGGTGTAGATAGTTCACCAGAATCAATTTCTGGAACTATGTCTGCTTACCTGAAGACTCTCTCAGCATTCGGCAAATAATTGAATTTAATATAATTCAAACCCAAAAAACAAACACTTAGTAAAAGGTAAAAGCAAATGTTCCATTCCGAGCATCTGCAGGAAAAGTGGGCACCTCTCCTCGATTATGAGGGTGGAATCAAAGATTCTCATCGTAGAGCTGTAACCGCTGTCCTGCTCGAAAACCAAGAAAGATTTTTAAGAGAGCAATCTGCTTTCGATAACGGTTCCATGAATATGCTCATGGAATCACCAACCAACAGCGGTAACGCTTCTGGTGCACAAGGTGGATTCGGCGGCAACGCAGCTGCTGGTGGTCCTACCGCAGGTTTCGATCCCGTACTGATCTCACTGATCAGACGTTCAATGCCTAACCTGATCGCCTATGACGTAGCAGGCGTTCAACCAATGAGTGGTCCTACTGGACTCATCTTCGCAATGCGTTCACGTTATGCTTCACAAAGTGGAACCGAAGCGTTCTACAACGAAGCAGACAGCACCTTCTCAGGTACTGATGCTGGATTCGATACTACCCTTACTCGCGATTTCGCTGATGTTAACGCTGGTATCGGTACAACCATCCAGGCAGGTTCAAACCCATCACTCCTGAACCCTGTTGGTACTGCAACCTCAACCGCCTATAACGTCGGTCAGGGTATGCCTACTGGCGATTCAGAGAACCTTGATGGTACTGCTGGTAATGCATTCAACCAGATGGCTTTCTCAATCGAGAAGGTCACCGTTACTGCAAAGTCACGCGCTCTGAAGGCTGAGTACTCACTAGAGCTTGCTCAGGACCTCAAGGCAATCCACGGTCTGAATGCTGAAGCGGAATTAGCAAACATTCTCTCAACTGAGATTCTTGCTGAAATCAACCGCGAAGTCATCAGAACCATCTACAAGGTTGCTGAACAGGGTGCTGTACAGAACGTAGCAACTCCTGGTGTATTCGACCTCGATATCGACTCCAACGGTCGTTGGTCAGTTGAGAAGTTCAAGGGTCTTCTGTTCCAAATTGAGCGTGATGCTAACGCAATCGCTCAGAGAACTCGTCGCGGAAAGGGCAACACCATCATCTGTTCAGCAGACGTTGCTTCCGCTCTAACCATGGCTGGCGTTCTTGATTACACCCCTGCACTCAACGCTAACCTAAGCGTAGATGATACCGGCAACACCTTTGCTGGTACTCTAATGGGCAAATTCCGCGTATATATTGACCCATATGCTGCTAACCTGACTTCAGGTAACGCAACTCCTGGCAACCAGTATTACGTTGTTGGTTATAAGGGTTCTTCACCTTATGACGCTGGTCTCTTCTATTGCCCATACGTTCCTCTCCAAATGGTTCGTGCCGTTGGTGAGAACTCCTTCCAGCCCAAGATTGGCTTTAAGACCCGCTATGGTCTTGTTGCTAACCCATTCGCTGAAGGTACTGAGCAAGGTCTGGGTCGCCTCAGAGTCAACAGCAACCGCTACTACAGAAGAGTTGCTGTTAAGAACCTCATGTGATCCATTTCACATAGAGATTCAGGAGGGTCCGCAAGGACCCTCTTTTTTTATCTAAATATTTAAAAAAATCATGTCTGGTTTTTCAAATCAAGTTGGCAATAGAAATTTTCTATCTTCAGTAAACTTTAAGTTTACTCTTAATAGGGCACCTAAAGTAGCATTTTTTTCCAATCAAATATCTATCCCTAGCATATCATTAGGAGTAGCAGTTCAGACAAACTATCTAAACGATATACCTGTTCCTGGTGATAAGATGGTATTTGATGATTTTACTGTAAAATTTTTGGTTGATGAAAATTTAGAGAATTATATGGAAATTCAAAACTGGATGAGAGGTTTAGGATTTCCCGAAAGTTTATCCGAAATTTATGAATTCCAAAAAACAAATGAATCATTTGAGCAACCATATAAATCAGACCTAAATTTATATTCTGATGGAACTCTAATATGTTTAAATAGTAGTCAAAGATTTAACTTCCAAGTTAAATTTAGATCTATGTTCCCAGTATACCTATCACCTTTGGATTTTAATGCTACAACAAATGACACTGAATATTTTACAGCAGATGTAACATTTAAATATTTGATGTATAATATTGTTGATAGGAATGGAGATCCATTAACATCGTAAACGTTGAAATTATTAATTCATGAGCATTGATTTAGACTCTATCCAAAAAATGTGGGAACAGGATTCGAAAATAGATTCCGATAACTTACACACAGAATCTTTAAATATTCCTATCCTACACGCAAAATATTTTGATTTATATAATACTATTTTTCTCCTAAGGAAGAAAGCAGAACAGCAAAAAAGAAATATTCGCCACGAAAGATATGAGTATTACTCAGGTAAATCAGATCCTGAAGTTTATATAGAAAATCCTTTCCCCAAAAAGATACGTGATAAAGATACCCTACAAAAGTATCTAGATGCAGATGAAAACCTATCGAAGGTATGTCTGAAAATTGATTACTACGATACAATGCTTGTTTATATTGAAAGTATCTTGAAAATGATACAGAATAGAACTTATCAAATAAAGAATGCTATCGAATTTATGAGATTTAATGCTGGTCTGGGGTAAATAAATACTCATAGATGAATGGATTAATGTGATTGATAGTACAGCAAATCTTGTTATATCAAAATCCAACGAAGTATTTTTAAAAATTAATACGGAACCTCATATTGAATATGAACTTAGAGACCACTTTAAGTTTGAGATTCCGAATGCAAAATTTATGCCCCAGTATCGCGGAAGAAACTGGAATGGCGAAATTCACTTATTTGATATGAGGTCCAAGCAGATTTACGTAGGTCTTTTAGACAAGATAGTAAATTTCTGCAACCAATACGGATATTCTTATAAGTTTGAAGAGAATAAATTTTACGGGCAACCTTTTGAGATAAATGAACACATCTCATATGAAGGTGTTAAGGATTATATGCATTCTATTTGCTCTCATTCTCCGAGAGACTATCAAATAGAGGGAGTATACGATGCTCTACGACATAACCGAAAATTACTAATATCACCCACAGCCTCAGGAAAATCCTTGATGATTTATTCCCTCGTAAGGTATTACGTAGATAAAGGAGAAAAAATTCTTCTAGTTGTTCCGACGACATCTCTTGTAGAGCAGATGTACAAGGATTTTTTAGATTATGGTTGGGATGCTGAGTCATATTGTCACCGCATTTATTCGGGTAGAGAGAAAACAAATGAGCATCCAGTTACTATTACAACTTGGCAATCTGTATATAAACTAGAACGTTCATTCTTTGAAGACTATGGTTGCATTATAGGAGATGAAGCACATCTTTTCAAGAGTAAGTCATTGATTGATATCATGACTAAACTTCATCATGCTAAGTATAGATTTGGATTTACTGGTACATTAGATGGAACACAAACTCATAAATGGGTTTTGGAAGGTTTATTTGGTCCATCATACAAAGTAACTAGAACAGATGAATTAATGAAACAAGGATATCTATCTCAATTAGATATTCAATGTTTGGTTCTTAAACATAAACCACAAAAATTTG